CTTAATTAGCCTAGCTTCTGGTATGTTTGTGACAGTCTCTAATACTTTCTCATTCAGTATTGCTCTGCCTTTATCAGTAAACTTAGTAGGCTTCCATCCAAACTCCTGCAAGTATTCAATGAGCTGCACCCTGCTAGATACATTTACTTCTTTAACTTCAGTCCTGACAACATGGTCTTTATCAGTCTGCTGCATCTCAAGATACTCATCATCAGTTAGCCTAGTGCCTCCACCACATTCAGATACAGCATTCCTTGCTACGCTGCCATCCTTCTTGTACTTAGGATACAGCTTAGTGGATATGATCTTAGGCTTGAAGACTTCCTTGATACTGTTCTCAGTCTTGATGATGTCTTTCTGAAGCTCACTTTGAATAGTAGAAGCCTTATCAAAGTCCAGTAAGAAGCCATGTCTTTCTTGTTCACCTAGTATCTCAGCGACACTATGCTCAAGATCAATACACTTCCTGCTATACCCTCTAGCTTCTTGTCGTAGCTCATGGAATACCCTAGTGTTAAGCTCCACATCTCTGATGCAATAGTTCAACATCTGCATAGAGTAATGACTGTAATCATCAAACTCTATCTTTGGATAGCAAAGTAAGGTTCCCCAATCAGCTAGTCTGTGTCCTGGCTTCCTGTCTGGACTGCATAGTCTAGAAAGAACTAATGTATCTAGTATCTCTTTACCTTTAGCAAAGTCAGGATAGTCCAGTATCTTTCTGACACAAGGTATGTCGAATGTCAGGATGTTATGTCCTATTAGAGTATCTGCCTTATTAAGTAAAGATACAGCTTCATGCAGTTCATTAGGCCCAAAGGAATGTATCTCCTTAGTGTCTGCGTTCTGAACTACAATGCACCATATCTTTGTATACTTAACTCCATCAGTTTCTACATCGAATACCATTCTTAATTTATCGTCACTCATAAGATAGTCTCCTCAGTAATTTCCATATCGCTAAGATCTAACTCAGTCAATCTACCTGTTACTGTATCGTAGATAATAGAACCTGCATCTCCTACCTCACCAGAGTATCTGTTCTTGAGGACTCTTAGCTTAGTTGTTCTAGCTTCACTTTCATCTTCTGCCTGTTGGTTTCTTTCAAGACCAATAACAGAATCAGCTATCTGAGCTATTACATGAGAGCCTCTAAGGTGACTAAGGTTTATCTCAGCTCCATTCTCATGCCCCTTGTTACCATCAAGTCTTCTTAGGTGAGAGACAGTAACAATAGAGATATCAAGTTCTTCACATAGCTCTCTGAACTTATGCATGATCTTGTTGATCTCTGAAGTTTCGTTCTCTCCTCCTGCAGCACTGATCATGTGAATGTGATCAATAAAGATCCACTTACATTCTGAACCTGCTGCCATGAACTTTACTCTATCTGCAATAGCATTTAGATTGTTCTCGCCAACGTGTTCATAGACCCATACTCTGTTCTTATTGTCTCCTTCAAACAAAGCATCATGCCATTCTGAAAGTCTAGCTACATCGTAAGTATCTCTCACACTGTCCTTGGATAAACGCTCATTAGCTTCAATAGACATCAAGCCATCAATGGTGCGTTCATAGCTTTCTTCAAGCATGACGATACCAATGTTGTCTTGAGTATTCTGTAGTAGCCAATGCTGTAGTTCACGACAGACTGCACTCTTACCTAACCCTGTACCAGCAGTAAGCACTGTCACCTCACCTTGGCGTAGTCCCTCAAGCTTTTCATTAAGTCCCTTCCAAGGGAAAGGTACAGATAGTTTAGTAGGTCTTTCCAGATACCTTCCTTTGTTATCGCTGACTGATACAAGTCCACTAGGCGTGTATGTTTTAGCTGAGTACCAAGCATCCATAAATGCCTTTTGTTCTCCTGCCATCAACATCTCATTAGCATCATTGTATTCAGAAGGAAGGCTGACTATCTTTGTCTTACCTGTCTGTAGAAGTCTGGCTACTTTCTCTGTAGCTTTCCTTCCTGGCTCATCCATATCGAAACAAAGCACTACGTTCTCAAAGCTATAAAGATACTCTAGGTTCTTTCTAACAGCTCTTTCTGCATCTGAAGAGGACTTCACTCCTATTGCAGGAAAGTTAGTACCTTTAGCATTCAGCATTTGATAACCAGACATAGCATCTATCTCACCTTCAAAGAGAGTGATGTATCTCTGTCCTTCTTCAAAGAGCTGCTTACCAAAGAGATCTACTTTAGAAGAACCATCAGTCCATACAAACTGAAAGGGTTCGTTATTTCTTTTCTTTATAACATCCCTTATCTTTATGACTTCTTCTTCACCATTGTAGTAAGGATAGTAATGTTTAATGTCATTACCTTGATCATCTCTAACTACTCTGACGTTGAACTTCTTTACGACAGGAAGCTGTAAGCAGCGAGATTCAATAGCACAAATCTCACCACCTGTAGGCTTAACTATCTTGGAAGGTTTAGACTGTCGAGGAGCAGGAACAATGTCCTCACCCCCTTCTCTAGCCTTGTTATATTGAGCAGGACTCCATGAAGTTTCACAAGCAAAGCAATGTGCGCTTCCGTTCTTGTACTCAGTAAGAGCATCACTACTGCCGCATTGTTCATTGATACAAGGTATGTGTTGGCGTTTATAGACGTTATCATCCATATCGTTGCTCCTGTTTTACTGTTGTTCTGTTTGTATGAGCATATCCTCAGTCAAATGCTCTTCTCTCATGGTTTTAAGGAAGGCGATAAGAGCGTGTTTACATACTAAAGCATTGTCTCTGTGCCGTACCATATCCTGCTCAGTCTGTCTTATTACTCTAGCTAATTCTCTAATAACCTGCTGTTTATCAGCATCTGCTTTGGATATATCATATGTTTTACCTTCAAAGGTTGCTGTATCTTCTGCCATCAGAATGCCACCTCATCTGGAGTGATATCCCCTTTAGCCTGTTCGACTAACTCAAGAACCTGTACGGCAAGAAGCATGGGTCTTTTATGTCTACCTTTACCATAGCTATAGGCTTCCCATTGAACCTTCACTTTACTGCCATTCTCAATGCGTTCCGCAAAAGATTCTTTGTCTTTATCCATAACGATAGGTGCTTCATTAGGATTACCATTGTAATCTGCTGCCCATTTAAGGAAGGTAATAACAGGCTTATTGGTATAATCCATCTTGCCTCCCTTATCTAAACGCATCCCTGCATTGAATCCTGCAGCTTTGAACTGTTCATATACCTCAGGCTCAACAGCTACATTGATTTCCCACTGGTACTTACCTGTTCCTGGTGACTGCTTCTCATTGTAGTCAGGTACAGCATCATAGACTTTTGCAAAATAGCTTTCGCCTTCTACTACTTTAGATAAATCAGACATCTAGTTCTCCTTGTTTTGCTGATTGTTGTTTGAACTCTTCATAAAGATCATAACCATTGTGGTCACAACCTTCTCCAAAAAAAACATTCATATAGTCGGGATCTTTATCACAGACTCTAGCAGTCATGGGAAGTTTATCTTTGTACATTTCTCCACCATACAACATAAAAAACTCACCCCACTCTTGCTTTGATAATCTAAGCATTGTGTATCTCTCCTTTATAAAGTTTATTGATAAACTCAGGAATGCAATCACGAACAAACTCATCAGTGATTTTTGCTTTGGTTTCTGCATACTTTCGCTTGGCTATCACAAAGGTGATGAAGGATTCCTGTACTTCTTGAGCAGGAACCTCCACCATCATTGAGTGAGCGAATGCAATAACGAATTGCTCTTCTATGAACTGACGTTCAGACATAAGAATCTCCTTTTACTTTATGCTGCTTGTAATAAAGTACAGGCTTTTCTTACGTTGTCTCTTCTGTCAATCCTGGTAGAAGCAATGTTCTTCTTGCTGTTTTCAGTGTTGCCATCAGCGTGAGTAGACCAGTGGGTCATGGCATTGTATACAGCCCAATGGTTACACCCTAAAACAGGTGCTTCTTTGCTGATGTATTGATTCCAAAGGAACTTGATATCCTTTGTCTTACCATCTTGATACTTCTTAGAAGCAAGTATCTCATTGAGACTCATCAATGGATCAACATCGAACTTAGCTGCTTTAGCCAATATCTTGAAAGCTTCAAAGTTGCTGACTGATTGTCCTTTCCAGTTAGCCCATCTCTCCTTTTCTCTTTCATAGGTAGAGATAGCTGAAGCTACCATGCGAGATCCTCTGTCAGGATTAAGACTCTTGGTATGCTTAGAGGTGTAGATACACAATGGATCTAACATCACCTGTCCATTGGTACACGCCATGCGAACAGCACCTGTCTCAATAGTGAAACACCAAGAGCCATCGTAACTGTTTCTATGTAGGATCTGAAGCATTGTCTCATCACCATTGCCCACATCAAACATATGTGCAGGAAGGTCATACTGAACAAGGTATCTGCCACCATCATGAGAAGTAGAGAACTTCCTACTTATTCCAGTAAGGTCCAGCCCAGAATTAAGAAGCATATTCTCAACAGTTGATACACACTCTATGGGTTGGTGTCCTAGCTTGAACTTAGTACCTACAACATTAACCAGCTCATTGTTTCTGGTATTGTAGATAACACGTTTCTTGTCATCAGTTTTGATTTGATTGTTGGATATATCAAAGTGTAATTCAGACTCAGCAAAGTGAGGTAACACACCATCTAAACTATCTAACTTATCTAGGTGTATTTGATTTTGGTTTCTTGAAGGGTTTAATGCGTGGATGTTGTTAGTCATTTTGTTTTCCTATGTTTTACTTTGGTTTTTAAATAAATCAATAAAAAATAATTATTGATATGTAAACTATGTAAAGGAGTTTAACTGTTATACAACCATAGTTATATACCAGACAGCCTACTTCCATAGTATCTCCACCTTTGGTTATCAAAAGTGAAAAGATTCTGTAGTAATAATGAAGAAAGTATGGAGTAAATGCAGGGATTAACATAATTTAGGTGCATGAAAGGGCAAACTTTAGGCCCACCAACCCTAACCTATAAGCATTATGTTTTAAGATGTCCCTGCTCACCTTGGGATCAAGGGTCAGCACTACTCAGGATACTCTATAAGTTTAACTTTGGAATAGTTAATTTTCCAACGTCTACCTTGGTCAGGTATCTCAGCAAATATTATATGTTGTATATCTGCTATATCATCATCTATGTTATTTCTCATCATGTGCCTTTTAAGAACATCTTCAGCGTCTTCTCTGAAGGCGGTGTATTGTACCCTGTTCCCTTCTAGTACTTCAGTCGAGAGGGCTAGGCTCATAGGTACAGCGTGTTCTTCATGGCCTTTAGCCAGACACAGAACGTCTACTGGTTTATCTATAGCCATTACTTATTCTCCTCTTCCTGTATCTGGTTTAGATTACCTTGAATTAGGAACTTAACGTGAACATATCCTCCAGACATAGAAGATATAGAGTTAGTAGATGGAGAAGTTTTTAGCCACTCCAGAAAAGTTTCAAGTTCTTTTATTTGCATAGTCATGCTGTTTCTCCTCAGTTAAAAGTATATCATCCAGTATCTCTTGTTTTATCTCTGCAGCTTCTTGCCTATCAAACTTAATAAGAAGCTTTATGTGGGATTTCTTGAGTCGATAGGTACTCCAGGTCATAGCCTCAGGTGGATCAGTGACAAGGGTATAAGGTATCTCTACCTCATTGCGTAGATAGATCATTTTCATGCTTCGCCCTCGTCTATCTCTTTGAGTGTCAGGTGTACGTCCTTCACTTCTACTAACGCTAAGAGATTAATGTGTGAAGATTCATTGATCATCTGAATAAGAATGTCAGAAGCAGGTATGTGTGAACCTTCTCCCATATCTGAAGAAGATATTCTTAAAGTAACTTGCTCTATTTTGTCTTCATAAATCATGGGTTACTCCCTGTATCCAGCGTATTTACTGTCAGGATCGACAGCTCCATTAGTCCAATCAGGTGGATCTATGTCCTCATCGTATCCAGTTTCAACAAACTCCTCATAATAGGTGTCCCCATCATGCTTCTCTTTAGTGGCTACATACCCCAACAGATTTATCCAGTGGTCCCTTGGCCCATAGGTATAGGTATACCCATTGTCGTGATCAGTACATACGACTGACCACATTTGATCCTCAGTGAATCCTAGATCCTCCATCTGTTTGATGTTGCTAAAGAAGTCTCCCGAATCTCTTCTTTGTTCCTCAAAAGGAAAGGTTCCTTCTATTATTGTTGTCATACTTCCTCCTCATCTAGTTCAGGTAGTCTCATATGTTTGTCATAGCCCCACCATTTTTTCTGCTTGTCTTTTAGATAAGCCTGATAGGGAGTTGGTTCTAAAACTGGATCTCCCTCTTCAGCACTCTCGACTTCTTCTCTATAAGCTCCTTGATTAATTTCAAGATTCCATTCGTGCAATGGGTTGCCTTGACAGGCAATGTGAATAGCTTGTTCTTTGCTATCAGCTTCAATGTATTTGTAAACACGATACTGATACCATCCTATAACTTTATATTTACTCATACTATTTCCTCTGTTGTTACGCCACGTTTCTGGCAGGGATCAGGTTCTTATCTTTGTAGACCTTCTTCATTCGTCTACCATGTGAAGGATAAGCAATGACTGATACACTCTTATCCCAACAAGCCCGACAGGTATCACACTTGCCACCTCTATCATAGGCTTCGCACAGTGTCATCCTAGATGTAATATCTTCTGGATGTTGAACAATGGTACTGGTGGTTTTGCCTTTAATGATTCCACCAGTGATACTGTCACTTGAATACCTAACAACTACATTAGGTAGTGCTTGCATCTTCTTGAAAATAAACGAATACTTTTTGAACTTATGGGATCTAGTAGGCATCCAGTGTTTGCACCAAGGTGTACGTTGCATCACTTGAAAGATCTTTTGTGCTAGTCCTACACAATAGACATCCCCACTATCAAACCATCTGAAGTATCTGGAGTTGTCTAACTCTGCTACCATGTCATCTACCCATGCATCACGCTTCCAATCCTGCTTGTTGTGATCTCTGATAGCTTTAACATTTTTGAAATTGTAGTTGCCATCAGTCGCATAGCATCCTTTACATGGATCGACTAGCTCTTTTGTTTTAAGATCTATGCTTCCTGGACAGGTGGTTCTTGCCTGTAAAGACCATGATTTGCAAGGCATCTTCCCTGCATTACTTAGTTTTAACATAGCTTGTTGTTCCTTGTTGGGCTAGTTTGATTTAGGTAATATAGAATCAAGATCATCTTTGAGATCTCTCATCTCTTCCATAAGTTGTACCATAGACTTGTCTTCATCAGGCGTAGCATCAAAGTCCAATGCTCTTTCAACAGCTTCGTCATCTCCTTCTATTAGCTGTTGATCTATTGGCATATCCTTTATGAACTGTAGATGCTGTTCTTCAGTTTGAAAGGTTATGCGTTTAATCTGCCTGTCAGTAGCAGAATGATGGATAAGTAGTGCAGCTTGCTTTGGGTATGGCATTGGTTACCTCCTATCAGGTGTAAATGTCCTGTTCGTAGAAATACTTCTCTTCTCTTTCAAAAAAGTCTTCATAGTCATCTAATGATTCAACATCAAAATCAGATGCATCTATCCAATTTGTGTACTTTCCATCCTCATTCATCCAGTTAATCTGGATAGGGACAATGGCAATAGATGGGTAATCTTCATCCCCTATTGCGTAATCTTCTCCCTCTACTGCATACCTTAGTTTCATTACTAAGCTATTAACAGATGATTCTATTTCGTCCATTGGCTATTGCTCCCCATTATTTAACTTTGACAATGATGTCGTTTTCTATTGTTACCTGTGCAAAGAATTCTCTGCCTAGGCCTGTGATGTGTGGCCTATTTGCTACAGTGAGTAGCCCATTGGATTCGTACTCATCCCCAAAAATGGAAGTCTCTGTATAGCTGAGTCTCTTCCCTATGTTTTCTTTGAGGTTCTTCTTTGATGGATAGTTCACTACTAGTGTCATGCTATTTCCTTTTTTGATTTACGAATAGATTACACCCACAATCTGCAAAGATTATGGAAGTATGATGGTTTAAAAATGAAAGGCGGGTAGGACGTAGATCCTGCGTGGTTCTCTGGCAGTTATCCAATATGGAATATCTCTTTATTACTACGTTGATCCTACCCTGTTAAAAATGAATGTGTTTCTAATGCTTTCTATAAAGCTCATATTATCAGGTTCATAATAATCTAATGGATTACGCATAAAATCATAAAAGTTATGTCCATTTATATTTTTATTTTTTATCCACATTTTTTTCGCTATTTTCCGCATTTGTGGAGTAAGACGTTTATTACGAACAGCATCGAAAAATGATCGCTGTCCTTTTTGAATAAGCATTATTAATGAATCCATATCTTTTATTATTTTGTTGTCGCCCTTATTTTCTATAAAGTAAAGATGATAAAGCTTAGTTAGTTCGCTTCTGTCATCATTTTCATAAATTATTCTGTCGTAATTCTTCTCAATATCTTTTTGTTTTTTAGCTCTACCCTGCACGTTATACCTGGGTTTTTCTTCTTTGATTGCTCTTGATTCTGCAGTCAAAGCTTCCTCTCTTGTGTCGTAATGCTCAGTTTTTAGCGTTGTCATTTCTTTAAACCAACAAGATTGTCCTTTGTGGCCCTGCATACGATTCATTACTGAACATGATATACCAATATAAAGCAGTTCGTTGCTCTGATTAAATGCTCTGTATAAAGTAGTAAATCCTGCCCTGTACATTGTTACACCTCCTTACAACAAGGACTTATACGTTGTTATTGGTTTATAGGTATACACTATCTCAAATGTATACTTATAAACCTATGCACCTATCTAGTTTGATAGATGCTAGGTTTAGGTGAATGTTAGCCATTGACTACCGCTTCAAGTTTTTGGATCGGATCAAAGGCTTCTAGTTCTACTTCGTAGAATTTGCCTACAGCTTCCAACATCTCATCCATAGATAGCCCACTGTTATCGGCTGACTTGATAGCCTTTTCAAACTTCTCTAGTGGCGTAGCTTCAGCAGTAGGTTCGATAGCCAAGTAAAACTCTGGATCAAATGGTGCTTTGTTAGATCCTTTGCGTAGCCCAAAAGCTTTTGATTCTTTGCGTAGTTCTAAGCCTATGCTCTCAGCGTATTCCTTTATGTTCTTTTTTGTGAGTGCTTTAAACTCTTTCGGCTTGTGTAAGTCATTGATTACATTGTATATATGCGTCAATGGTGCAAAGTTTGGGCTATCTTGATTCGCTTGATCTGCTACGAATCCCATACAAGGCGGAAGAACTGCGCTTGCTTTAGCGTTAACAGTATCTTTTGCAATGGTTTTTAGTTGAGATTTAAAGTTAGTGTTTCCAATTTCTGGTATTTTCATGATGATTTCCTTTTAATAAGTTTATTTATAAACGATTGGTATATGCACACTCCGAAAAATGCACATATGAAATCGTTTATTTCATTATGCTGTAATAGCTTGCTCTCGCAAATTCGCTTTATTATTGCGGCCTTTCCTTATTTAGTAGGTATCTACCAGTGACAGGGGTCAACCAACACTAGAATCATGGCTGTTCACATCCCAAATAAACTAGGGTATGCATTCATTCGCACTATGTAGCTAGTAAGATTCCTTATCCTCTTAAAAACTTCAGCAATTAAGATTCCTTATCCTCTTATAGCCTACGAACTACACCTATTGATTGGGCCTTTATAGGTACGCCCTTTTAACCTTACTCATTCCTGATAGTTACTAGATCTAAAGGTGGTAGCTCTATCAGCCGGTTAATATGTCTTAACTTGGAAACCATTAAACCAGTTAAAAATTGAGATGTTGTGAAAGAATAATGGACTGGTATGGAGGAATAATGGAAAGAAAGTGAATTAGGGAGATCTCTTTTAATTAATATTAGATATAAGATATTAAAAAAGTTTCTTAAATCGGCTCAAATTGCGTCTAATGGGATTTTTTTCAGATCAAGAATTTTGAATATATTTAAAGTTTAAAACTATCTAAATTCTTGAAATGATAGATAAAAGCTATCTATTGGGAGTGTGAGAAAATAATATTTTAAGTGAGTGCTTACTAACTTATAGATTGTCAATATTGAGAAAAAATGTAAGTAAGCGTTCACTAACTAAATTTTCAATTGGTCATTTTTCAATATGTAAGTAAGTATTCACTAACAAAAATTAAAAATTTATAAAAATTAAAAATAGTGAGGACTTACTAACCAAATTTTGAATAGGGTCAACAGGGTAGGCAGGAGGCCATGCCACCCCCCCTATATATATAAATGCAATATCATACATTTTCAGAGATTTTGAGTTGTCAATATAAGGGGAAACAAATGACCCCCTAATACCCCTACTCTACAACAGATATATTAAAAAATCTGGGAGCGCAATAGGTAACATAGTTAACCTATGTAAATAGGAAGGGGAACGAAATAGGGAAAATATTTAGAATAGTGAGAAAATAGTTAAACTATGTTAAAACTAATTATAAATAATTATTTATAAATTATTGTTTTATTGTGTTTAAAACAGTTTAACGATTTTAAAAACAGTTTAACTATTTAAATACCAGTTTAACTAAGTAACCTATTTAGAATATTGTATAGCTTATATTAAACATAAGCAAGACTTTGTGTTATTTGTTTTCTTGTGGTAGGTTCTATTGAGTCACTTTAACCATTACTGGTACGTTTATTCATTTGCCTATGTCAGACATCACACAATACATACCTGATAGAAACAGAAAAAGAGAATACACAGAGAAACAACAAAGCTTTCTTGATAATCTTGTTTCAGCAGGAGGTGATGCCAAGATAGCAGCAGACTTAGCAGGGTACGCCCCAGGAGTCTATCCTCAGGTAGTAAGAGCCTTAAAAGAAGAAATCATAGAGCTGGCTTCAGAGATATTAGCACAATCAGCTCCTAAGGCTGCTATGAAGCTCGTAGAGGTCATGGAAGCTGATGCCCCTATCCCACAGTCAAATGTTAAAGTTCAGGCCGCACAGACGATTCTAGACCGCATAGGGCTTGGAAAAGCAGATAGGGTAGACGTTAATCATAATATATCAGACAATACAGGGGCATTATTCATTCTTCCTGCAAAGAAACCATCAACAGTAGATGCTGATTATGATGAGATTTCCAAAGACTAAACCTAAAGGCAAAGGGTTAACACCTTTTGGCTATGTCTACAATGAAGACACTAAACTACTGGAAGCTATTCCAGGCCATTTAGAAACCTTAGAAGAAGCTTTACAGCTTTTTGAAAAAGAAGAACTGACTTCATTACGACAGGCAATAGATTATATTAAATCTAAAATACCTGACGCTAAGATATCTCATCAGACATTCTCTAACTACTTACAGAAAGAAGGTAAGCAGCGTAGACAATACACCTATCACTCTGCTGTCAAAAAAGACAAAGATGCTAAACAACGCATCAGACAGGATAGAAAGCGTGTTAAGCAGTTAGAAGGTAAATTATCTACAACTAAACAACGACTAAGAGACAAAGAAAAAGTATTTAAGAAACTAAGTGAAGAACCTGATAAATCTACCATACATGGTAAAGTTGTAGACATAGAGCCTATATCAGACGTATTTAAAAATGATATAGAGCAAGCAGTTGTGTTTGCTCCTAATGAAGGACCACAAACAGAATTCCTGGCCGCATCAGAAACAGATGTACTCTATGGGGGAGCAGCAGGAGGAGGTAAGTCTTATGCGATGCTTGTAGATCCCCTACGATACGCACACAGAGCTGTTCACAGAGCATTGATTATCAGACGTTCCATGCCGGAACTAAGAGAACTCATAGATAAATCAAGAGAACTCTATCCTAAAGCCTTTCCAGGTTGTAAATACAGAGAAGTGGAGAAAATGTGGAATTTTCCTTCAGGAGCCAAAATAGAGTTTGGTTTCCTTGAAAGGGATGCAGATGTGTATCGTTATCAGGGACAAGCTTATAGCTGGATAGGGTTTGATGAGATTACACACCTGCCAACAGAGTTTAGCTGGAATTATCTGGCTTCAAGATTAAGAACTACTGATTCAAAGATAATCCCTTATATGCGTTGTACTGCCAACCCTGGCGGTGTAGGAGCACATTGGGTAAAGAAAAGATATATTGATCCCTGTATACCTGATACTAGCTTTGAAGGGGCTGATGGACTAACAAGAAAGTTTATCCCTGCCAGATTAGAAGATAATCCTTATTTAGCAGAAGATGGTCGTTATGAACAGATGCTTAAAGCCTTGCCTCCTACACAGCGTAAACAACTGTTAGAGGGTAATTGGGATGTTAATGAGGGAGCAGCATTTACAGAATTCAATATTGACATACATGTTATCCCTCCTTTTCAGATTCCTTTCAATTGGGAAAGAGCAAAAGGCATTGACTATGGCTATGCCAGTGAGTCTGCCTGTATATGGGCTACAGTCGATTCTACTGATGGCACACTTATTGTATATAGGGAATTATATCAAAAAGGACTAACAGGACAGGATCTTGGGTATGCAATTACAGAAATGGAAATGCAAGATCCTTTTTCAGTTCCAGGTGTTCTTGATACTGCTGCATGGAACAGAACAGGGACTACTGGTCCTACTGTAGGAGAGACTCTGGTTAAACAGGGACACAAGCTAAGAAGATCTGATAAAAACAGAATTCAAGGGAAAATACAGATACATGAGTATCTGCGTATACAGGCAAGCGGCAGACCAAAAATACAGATATTTAATACCTGTCCGAATTTAATAAGAGAATTACAAAGTATTCCTCTTGATCAGTCTAATCCTGAAGATGTAGACACCAAAGCACAGGACCACGCTTACGATGCTTTAAGATATCTGATTATGTCCAGACCAAGAGTTAATGATCCTGTATCTCAACTTAGGCATTTAAGATTAGAACAGGCTTATACTCCTGCAGATAATATTTTTGGATATTAGTTGTAAATAATATTTATTGTATTATTCTAAATAATAGTTTATATAAGCTACCTCTGGTAATAAGATTTAAACAATACAGAAAATTTTAAATATCCCCATAGGGAGGAGACAAGACAAAAATGGCTAATCCAGTTTATAACGTAAGAGACACAGGAAGGAACTCAGCAAGAACAACTGATGTTCGTGAGATTGCAGACAATCTTCTGACTTCATGGACTTCTGTAACTACAGGCACAATCGCTGTGACTGCTGATGCAACGTATGATGTAAGTTTTACACAACCTGCAGATACTATTATTAAAAATCTTATTGCTATTCCTGCTGGTAACATTGTTACTGCCGGAGCATCAGGTGATGATGTAGATTTTGATTTAGGTACTGCTGCTGGCGGTGGACAAATTATTGATGAGGAAGCTATCCTTGATGATGGTGGTTCTGCAGTAACTTGGGCAGCTAACGCACCACTTTACATTATTCAGAATTCACATGGACACGCAGCTAACCAGTTTGTAAGCACATCAACAACTGCTGGTGTTGTAGGCGGTCCTGCAACAAGTGAAGCAATTGTTATTGCAGCAACCTTGTATTCAGCATCAGCAAGAACTCTTTATGCTCGTTTGAAGCCTTTGGCTAATGATCTTGCAACTGCTGCAACGACTGTTACTTATCTTGTTGAGTTCTTGCATCTTGGTGCTACACCTGATCAATAAGAACCTTGTTTTGTCTCATGTCGGGAATTTATTTTTCGGCATACTCCTGACTAGCTCAAGTACGGCCCACTTGGGCTAGTCTCTTTGATTAGACGAGAATAATTCATGGCTGAAGACGAAAAGAATTTAACAGCAAATGAGCTTTATTTTGATAAGGTAGAAAATGAGCAAGGTCTTGAACTTTCGCTTGAAGAAAACCTTAAACAGAATCTTGTTTCGTTATTGACTGATAGATATGTTCGCTCTGTTGCTTCCAGAGATAATGATGAAAGTCGTTGGATAACTGCGTATCAAAATTATCGAGGAATGTATAACAAAGATATTAGATTCAGAGAGTCTGAAAAATCAAGAGTCTTTGTTAAAGTTACCAAGACAAAAGTTCTTGCAGCCTTTGGACAATTAGTTGATGTTATATTTGGAGCTAACAAGTTTCCTATTGGTATTTCAGCAACAAAAATGCCAGAAGGCATTGCAACACATGCCCATCTTGATAACGATACTCCTATTCCTGGGCTTGAAACTTCTATTCCTAGAGAAGGCGGTACTACTGAAGAAGATGAAAATCCTTTTGATGTAGGTTATGAAGGAGATGGTAAAACTCTTAAACCAGGAGCAACATTTGATAGTGGTAAGTTTGATGTTGTGCCACTTGATAAAGCACTTGAAAATGAATTAGTAGATGGTCCTTCTTTAGACCCTACAGCATTCAGAGTTTCTCCTGCAGAAGAATCTTCAAGACGCATGGAAAAACTTATCCATGATCAGATTGAAGAATCAAATGGATCAAGTGAAATAAGAAATGCTTTATTTGAATCAGCATTGTTTGGTACAGGTATTGTTAAAGGACCATTTAATTTTAATAAGACATTAAATAAATGGGAAGAAGATGAAGAAGGAAACAGAGTATACAGCCCTCTTAATGTAAGAGTGCCTCGTATAGAATTTGTTTCTATCTGGGATTTCTTTCCTGATCCTAATGCAACAAACATGAATGAATGTGAATATGCTTTTCATCGTCATAAGATGAATAGAACAAAATTGCGTTCACTTGCAAACATGCCTTATTTTAATAGAGATGCAATTCGTGAAGCTCTTGCTGCTGGACCTAATTATGAAGAAAAAGATTATGAGTCATCATTAAAAGATGATTCAAGATCTGAAACTTATGGGGCAGGACAGTATGAAGTTATAGAGTATTGGGGTGTCATGGATGCTGAATATGCTCGACAGATAGGAATGGAAATAGATGAGAATGTTGATGATCTTGATGAAGTACAGATCAATGCATGGATGTGTAATGGTAAATTACTAAGATCAGTTGTAAACCCATTTACACCTTTTAGAATTCCTTATCACGCATTTCCTTATGAAAGAAATCCTTACAGCTTCTTTGGTATAGGAGTAGCTGAAAATATGGATGACTCTCAAAAGATTATGAATGGTCATGCTCGTATGGCAATAGATAATCTGGCTCTTTCTGGTTCATTGGTTTTTGATGTAGATGAATCAGCTCTTGTTGGTGGACAGAATATGGAAATCTATCCTGGTAAAATATTCAGACGACAAGCTGGAGTTCCAGGTCAGGCAATTAATGGATTAAAGTTTCCTAACACTTCTACTGAAAACATGATGATGTTTGATAAGTTCAGACAGCTTGCAGATGAACAAACAGGAATACCTAGTTACTCACATGGCATGACAGGCGTACAGAGTATGACTCGTACAGCTTCAGGGATGTCAATGTTACTAGGTGCAGCTAGTTTGAATATTAAAACAGTCATAAAGAATCTTGATGATTTTCTTCTTAAACCTATTGGAGAAGCTTACTTTCAATGGAACATGCAATTTCTTAATGATAAATTGGATGTCAAAGGAGATCTTGAAGTTAAAGCGACAGGCACAAGTAGCTTGATGCAAAAAGAAGTAAGAAGTCAAAGACTCACTACTTTCTTACAAACTATACAAAACCCTGCTGTAGCTCCTTTCATTAAAGTTAATAAACTAATCAGTGAATTGGCAGTCAGTCTTGAATTAGATCCTGATGAGTTAATGAATGATCCTGATGAAGCAGCAATTATGGCAAGAATAATAGGAATGCAAAATGCTGGACAAGCAACTGGCGAAGAAGCTGGCCCCAATAACCAACAACAAGGAGCTATGGGAACCCCTGAAGGATTACCTCCAGAAGCTCAAGGACTTGGAGTTACAGGTACTGGTGGGGGCAACATCGGAACAGGAAATATACCGCAGCCAGGGGAAGGTGAATTTGCTGGTACGCCTAGAGCAGTTGAAGGATAGCGTGAACGAAGCTAAGAACAGGAGTGAGGATAATGAGTAACAAAGGTTCACTATTAAGAAAAAATTATGCTGAAGGTAAAGAAATAAAAGAGGAAGTAATAGAAGAAACTAGTTCTCCTATAACTACAGAGGAAGGATCATTAATGGTTCCACCAGAGATGGAATCAGATATGCCTGAAGATACTTATCCTAATATACCTCCTGAAGAAATGGCAGAAGCTGAAGCATCACAATTACCTGATGCAGAAATGGAAGATAAATACATGGACTTTGTTCTTGATCAATCTCTGGATGATGAAGAACAGAGTTACTTGATGAACGCTTTAGAAACAGATCCAAAACTAAGTCAGATATTTGACAAGGTGATTACGACTGCTTCTGAGTTTACTGGTTCTGGAGAAGTTGAAGGACCAGGAACAGGTGTATCAGACTCAATACCTGCCAGATTGTCAGATGGCGAGTTTGTATTCACCAAAAAAGCTACCGATCAAATGGGTGCAGACAATCTCCAAGAAATGATGGATGATGCTGAACGTGCCTATGATGGTGGCATGATGAGATCACCTAAAAAAGAAGGTGGCATGTTAATGTATAAGCAAAAGGATGAAAATCCTCTTGATTATGAAAAAATAGCTCAAGATGAAATAAAGAAAAATATGTTGAGAGCTAATCGTGCTCCTAGTTTATTAGGTGGAAATTAAAATAAGGCTACCTTGTATAAGACAAGCCCCGAATTCTTTAGACGTTTAGAATTGGCTACCTTGCAAGAAAACAAGCCCCTTAGAAAAGGAAAGAGTAATGTCTGAAACAGAAATGATAGAAGAAGAAAGGGAATCTAATCCTTATAATATGAAAAAACCTTGGCACAAGGCAGATGGTAAACGTATGCCTCAAGCTGATGAATTGTATTATGATGATGAAGTTCCTAAACCTGAAAAGGCTACCCGACAAAAAAGAAAGTCGGCCCCTGAAGAAGATACTTCTACTACTAACCATAATTATAAAAAGAGATACGATGATCTAAAGAAACATTACGATCAGAAAATGGGCGAGTTCAAGCAAAGAGAGTTGGATTTACAAACTCAAATGCAAGAATCTCAACCTAAATACGAAGCTCCTAAATCTCAAGAAGAACTTCAAGAGTTTAGAGAAGCTAATCCTGATTTGTATGAAACAGTTGAATCTGTAGCGCATAATATTGCATCTGAACAGGTAGAGAATTTGCAACCTCGCCTTTCTGCTATTGAGCAGCGAGAACGAGAACTTGCAATGCGTGAAGCTGAACAGGCAATGAAACAAAATCATCCTGACTATGATGACATTCGTGGTTCTGATGATTTTCATACATGGGCTGAAGATCAACCTGATCAAATACAAGATTGGATTTATCGTAATCCTGATAATGTTCAATTAGCATCAAAAGCTATTGATCTTTATAAAATGGAATCTGGGAAAGGACAAAGCTCTCCAAAAAGACGTTCAAACTCTGCACCGCAGTCTGAAATATCTGCTGCTGATATGGTTTCTACTAAAACAACCAATGTAGAACCACAACAAGCAAAGATTTGGACAGAAACTGAAATTGCGAAAATGTCCCTTGATCAGTTTGATAAGCATGAAGAAGAAATTCGACAAGCTATTGATGAGGGAAGAGTTCGTAAAGGATAAATTCTTTTCTTAGGAGAAATATAAAATGGCTTATAACCAATCAGACGCTTTGTTTGAGCCTAGTACAGATACCAATGCTAACTTTGGTAATTCTGTAGCTAATCAAAACAATTCGTTTTTCTTACCCAAGGTCTATTCCAAGCAGGTTCTAAACTTTTTTCGTAAAGCATCTGTAGCTGAAGCTATAACCAATACAGATTATGCTGGCGAAATTGCTGGATATGGCGACACAGTAAGAATAATTAAAGAACCCGCAATCACTGTGTATCAGTATGAGAGAGGGCAGGATGTAACGCAGACTAAGTTGACTGACGCTGAAGTTAGTTTAATCGTAGATACTGCAAACGCATTCAAGTTTATTGTTGATGATATTGAAACTAATATGTCTCATGTAAACTTTCGTGATGTTGCTACATCATCTGCTGCCTACGCTTTGCGTGATGCCTTTGATGAAGGTGTAATTGCAGCTATGTTTTCAGGTGTATCTTCGTCAAGTCCTAATCATGTATTAGGTTCTGACAATGCAACTGACCTTGCGGCTGGTACTTTTGATGGTACTGGTAACTTAGATATTGGATTTGACTCTTCAGAGCATGATCCTATCGATGTTATGGGTCGCATGGCT